GTGCCGAGATTGGCTACCACATTGCGAAGTCCATCTGTAACCATGTTTACGAAACCCATGCAGTCCTCACAAATGGTCTAGGGTGTAGCGCTGGCCCACGGCTGGCCAGAAGGCCATGACGATCGAATCAGCAAGGTTTGGCGAGCGCGTGCCCTCTGGAGACTTGTTTACGACGAGCTTCATAGAGCCTGTCGTTGTTGAGGCGGTTGCCTGCCCCAATTCCTTTTGAATCTGGCGCAAGGACGGAAGAGTGGATGGCAGAGTTATGAGGTCGTCCGGTGGGAACTCGACACCCTCAATTACTGCTCTGTGTGTCCGCTCAAATCGCAACCGAAGCTGCCACCATCCTTGCGCCTTAAGATTCGCGTAGAAGTCTTTGTTCAAAGGAGTGTCCTTATCCCCAGGAACGACGTGCTTGTCTGGGTTCAAGACCTTGGCCCCTGCCGACCACGCAATCAAGCGTGTGCCCTTCGGCATGAGACCTTCTGCTTCGAGGCGGTTTGATTCCGCCTTCACCCCAGCACCAACGCCTACGCTGTCGTACTGTAGCTCTACTGCCCCATGATCTCTGCAAAGCTGGATCGCGCGTCGGGTTGTTTGCCCCGTATCTCCGTCGGCCCAGTCTTTCGTCTCAAGCAAGGCCGGACCCTTGCGTATCGCCACCGCATTCCGGTCGCCGCCCTCGTCCGCAACGTCAAGGCCACCAAACAGACGACCCTCAACATCGAACCCGAGCTTGATGTGCGCATCGATCGCCGAACGGACCCATTCGGATGGGATGATCACATTCTCGACCGCAGCAGCGTAGTCCCGCTCGACCTCCTGAGCGAACACGTGCAGCAAGCCGTCTGCTACCGCCTTTGCTCTTCTGGTCTCGTACCACTTCTGGTCTTTGTCAGGGTGGTCAGACCAGTCCATGACGAATACGTTCGTTTTGCCTTCCTCAGCAGTGCCGCCAATCCATTCATGACCAGCCTCGCGACGACGATGGAACACGTTACCAAGACCATTGACCGAGGATATGTCGATCTGAACCCGAGTGTTGTCGGCAAGTGCCGCCTCGATCTTTTCTGGCCGCTCATAGTGGGCGCTCTCGTCCTTGAAGTAAATCAACTTACGACCGCCGCGACCGATGTTGTCTCCAGCCTCGCCGGTGATCGTTGAGCCGTTGTCGGGATTGACAATGCGCATATAGCTCATGTGGTCTTTGGTGCTGAATCCAGCAGGCATGAACTCCTTCGGCAGACCGCTGATCAACAGGCGCATCTTTTCGAAGATGCTGTCCGGATCGCCCAGCTTGTCGACAAGCTGCTCTTTGCGTGAGCCCCAGCCGACAGAAGCGCCGTCCCAGAAGCGCCACAACCAGACCGAGAATGCCGAGCAGACCCAAGTGGCCCCCATATCCCGACACTTCTCAACCAGCCCATTCTCTTCGCCCCTGATCATGGCCAGCAGGAAGTCGACCATGTCGCCTTGCCGCTCGAACAGGATGAAAGGCATCTTCGCCGGTTTGAGCTTGCCCGCATTACGCGGATCGTAGGTGTCCATCCAGTGGCTGATGAATTCCTTCGGATGGTCGCGGTAGAACTCGATCGCCCCGAACAGGAGCGTTGGGTCGTTCCTCATCCGCAACAGCTGCTGTTGTCGCCAGCCGAATACCGAAACATAATCCGGTGGCCACTGATCCTTTGTCAGCGTCTTTGGCGTTTGCCATTGGACGACTTCGTGCTTCATTCGCTCTCAAGTGTTGCGGCGTAGCTCGCTGCCGCCTGTCTCGGATCCATGTCGTGCTCGACCTGCCGCCACTCGATCGGACGGTCGCCGCCCCCAAGCTCGACCTTGCTGGTCAGGCCAAGGTCCATCGCAATGATCCGGCTGTTGAACTCGTTTGCTGCGCCATAGACGAACTTGCGCTCACGAACCAACTCACCAACCGCAGAGTGGACCATGCGAACGCTGTCGTCGGAGTCCTTTGCATAGTCTTCCCATTTGCGGATCGAGATGCCCAAGAACAGACACATGCCGCTGACCGTAGGAGCGCGCTCCCTGTGCTTCGGCATGCGGATCGGAGAACCTTGGTCGTTAACGATATTGTCTATGTGGAGCGGGTTGTTGTCGAGCCACAGGAAGTATTCCATGCACTCGTCCAGCATCTGCTGCGCATTGTCGAAGTGCTTTGGTCGACCGGTCTTGATCTGCTTGGTCAGCTTCTCATGAAGGATCTCGTGCAGCTTTGTCTTTGGGTCAGCCTTTGGCATTTCAGTCTCTCTAAGCAATAGGACACAACAGCCGCTGGAAGCAGCTTTAAGGTGTGGGTAGCGGTCCGGCTTGCGCCTCCAGTCTGATCACCCACGAACAACAAGTGTGTCGTTAATGAATACTATGCCTGAATCCTGTCCAAAAGGAAAGCGGAAACTTTAATGCGAACAGATGACCCAATAACATCAACAAAAACCGAATCACCTTGCTGAATACTGACCAAAACGTAGGGAGACGCGAAAAGATCAGACCTCAATAAAGCACGCTCACCGGCCTCGAATTGTGGCACCTCGCGGACCTCCTTGGACGCAAACGCCTCGTCCTTCCAGCGCGCCTCGAAAGATCGCATCCCATTCACCTCGTCTTCCGAGATCAGCGCGCGGTCGCCACCGAGAGACACGAAGCCGAACCGACTCTGCGGAAGGCGTCTCAGCTCATCAACCTCGCCTCGCGCAAAGGCATATCCTGGATAGGCCTCGATCTCCATCATGATCGGTTTGCGCTTACTCGCTACGCGCCGCCTCACGAACAGCTTAGGACAGTAGATCTCCACGACCAGACCAGCACCAGAAGCAATCTCTTCCAGACGCGCCGCCTCACCAGAAGGCAACCTCAGCACAGCCCATTTTCCAAAAGGCTCCAAGTTCCATTTTTTCGCCACTTTCCATAACTCCTTATACTTTATCTCTCTCTCTCTCTCTTAAAGACAGGAAGAAGAATAGAATAATAAGAGAGCCTAGGTTTACTTAGAACGAAAGCTCATTCCCAGCGGACTTCTGGAACCTGGAGCCTACCTTCCGTTCTTTCGTTTTCCCAACCTTTATTGGCTCTCTCGTTGTTTCGCTCATAAACCGGCGTCCACCGGCCCTCGCACATCCTGCAAGAATCAAGAAAGGCGCTTTTCCTTTCAAGAAACTATTCAATTAAGTACGAGCCAATTTACCCCGATTTGTAGACATCGAACCCCTCTCGGACTTCTTCGAATTTTGTGACCAGATATTTGCTTTTCATCTGCACTTTCTGGCCGGTTGTGCCGCCTAACGCGACCATCGCATCGTGCTCCCAGTGGACCACAGACCTAGTTCCTGCAACCCCAGCCATGAACCTCGCGACCATTCCCGCCGCCCGCAATTTGCGGATGTTTATCTTTTGGGCATTGCGAACTTCGGCCACGAGCCCTTGAGCTTCGAAGTGCGCGAGCTTGAGCTCGATGAAGGCCGCTCGACCGTCGCACGCCACCATCGCATCTGGGAAGCCGAACGTCCCGCCGGAGGCATTCTCAAACCACCACACCGCGCCCCAGCCTTGAGCCTCAAGCCACCTGCGAACGTCCGCTTCCGCACTGAACACCTTGCCCGCCATCAGGTGGCCAATCCTGTGGGCCTAAGCCCCAAAGTTGCCAGAGCTGTGCGAGCAGGGTTTGCCGAGAAGTCCCGCTGCCTATACCGCTCATGAACTGGATGGTCGCTCGGATACTCCTGCCAGACGTATCTGTCTATTTCTTTCTCGCACTCCTCAAGACCAGCCAACGCCTTCGCCAGCTTGGCTTCCAGTTCCTCGATGCAGGTCGCCATGCAGATGCCGCGCATAGCACAGGCGGTGTGCTGGCAATCGCACTCAGCCATGATCTGCCCCATGTATTTACTCATCTTTCCCTCCTCTATATTTTGGGTGGGTTATAGCTGCTGTAATCATTTCCATCGCTATCTCCTCTGTGCGATGTATTGGAACTTGGACTTTTCAGAATTTCCAGCCTTGACGACCCTCTTCTGGACCAAAGACACCAGCCCGTTGGTCTCTGCCAGCACGGCGTCGTTGCGATGGACACCGCTGCAGAACTCTCCAACCCAGTAAATGATCCAATCGCCCTTTTGTGCGCCTTTAACGGTTTCAAGGAATGCGCCCTTCTTTTCTTTGGAGACGTCAATCATTTTCTGCTCCTGTGCAGCTCGTTGTAAATTATGTCCATCTTGTCTTCGTCTCTGAGCATTTTGTCGTTTATGACGTGCCACATCCGATCGATCGTCGCTTGTAACTTTTCGCACCCCTCGGAACTCGCCTCCTCCAGCGCCTTTTTGGCCTGAGAAAGCTCGTGCTCGAGGCGCTCTGTCTTCTTCAGGAATTCTGGCCTTGGATTGCGGTTGTCAGAATTTGCATTTTTGCGGATCAGATTCACCTCTTCAGAACATTCTTCGGCCATAGATTTGACGATGTCAATCTGTTCTTTTCGGATCCACCAACGCGGGATCGGACTGAATCCGGCCTCGCGCAAGAATGGGGCTGAGTCTTGTCCCATCACAAGTCTCCATTTTCAAAAGCCATTATCATGGCATCTTCCAGCGCGCTGTCCTTCATCTCGCACCAATCCGGCGTGGTGCTGTCCGGCGGAATTGCTCGATCTTCGCGGTCTCTTTTGTGCGTGCAGAATCTGCCAACCGCGAAGATGCAATAATAGCCTTGGTGGAAGCACTTCGCAACGAATTCATCCTTGTTCAGCTCTGCTTGAATGACCACTGGTCCGAATGTCTTTTGCATCTCAACTCTCCATGATTGCTTGGACCGGACGATTGTCCTGCCCTTGGTATTTGCCGGTGTATTGGGCTGGGTGGATCAGCTCGTGGAACACGACTTGCGCGATGCCCGTTCCATTCTCAATGAACAGCGGACGCCAGCCGTGGTAGACCAGCTCCAGAGTCAGCCAGCCTTCCCATCCTGGCTCAATGACGGTGTTGAATACCGACAATCCCTTGCGCGCCCAAGTCGACTTGTCATGGACGATGCCCAGAATATCATCAGGCATTGTGAACCGCTCGACGGTGGAAGCCAGCCGGAACCGGCGGAAAGGAAAAAGCCAAACGTCTTGTGCAATCCGCACATCGTATCCCGCCTCTCCGAGTCCGTAGCTGACGCCATTGAACTTGCGCTTTTCTTGGTGGAGTGGGGACATCGCCCCGCTCTTTGCAAGTGATTCCCCATTCACGATCATTTTGCGCCCCTCGTCTTCATGGCGTAGCCTTCCAGCTGCCAGATCTTGTCGATCGCTTCGATTGTCAGTTTCATAGTTCACTCTCCATCAGGTCTGTTGATTTCACAATGTGTTCACGGATTTCTTTCAGAGGGTCTTCGGACCTCTGGCAAAGGTCTCTCAGCTCGTCGTTGACGACCGCATACTGGAACCGCCCATTCACCTTGAGGCGCTTTGGCCAGCTGAACACGCCGGTCTCGATCATGACGCGCCGCAGCTCGTAGTCGCTGTCGAACACGCGCCCTTGGACGGTGTTGCGCGCCCACCCGACCACGTCCTTGATCAGCAGCGCCGCCGGACGTCCCATGTCTTTCAGCTGCTCAGCCAGCGCCGCTGCTTCCAGTTGAGCCTCTGACCTTGAGCCTTCGATCAGCTCGCGCTTGCGCTCGGTCATCGGTGCGCGGTCCGCCGGAGAAACGTAGTCGCCGTAGTTCTCTGCCCAACGCTTGATGATCGCCAAGCCGCCGCTCTGGATCCACTGGCGAAATTGCGTGAAACGCTCACGGCTCCACGGAACCTCGGTGATCTCTGGATAGAACCAGCGTCGGTCGTCGTTTTCCATCTTCAGTGCGCGCATCGAATTCGAACAGGCCAAGACGTGACACCAGTTGTCGACGGTGTATTGGCGCATGTATTTCTGGTTGACGGTGACGTCGTGGTCTGTGATCACGGACTTCAGAGCGTGGTAGGCCTTCCAAGATGCGCCAGAATAGATCTCATTGACGATCGCCAGCCGCTTGTGCGCCACCCAGTCATTGAACGACGAGGTGATGTCGTTCTCGCTCGGGAAGCCGACGTTGTGGTCTCCGACCAGCGGAGCGAGGATGTGAGCCCCGAGAGTGGTCTTGCCGATGCCCTGCCGCTCAGAGACCAACAACAGCCCGTAAGACATGCGGATCTCCGGCCTTGCGATGACGGTCGCACACCAACGCTCGACCTGCTTGCGCTCGTCTTCGTTGATGAACATGTACGACAGGAAGTCGATGAATGGCTTCACATTCCCGTCCTGCCCACGGACCTTGGACGGCACGTGCATGTTGATCGCATTGGAGCCTCGGTAGTCAACAAGCAGACCCTTTTGGTCAGGCCGGTAGCAGACTCGAACCGAACGGCCCTTGTAGGCCTTGGTTATCAGTCGCGCGGTGTCGTTCACATGGCTGAAGCCAGCGACGATCTTGTTCAGGACCGCCTCAGAGCGCATCATATCTGGCATCTCAGTGCAGACGTAGGCGTCGGCCTCTTCGACGTAGGCCCACATGTGCTTGAAGCTGTCTCTCAAGACAGTGACCGGACGACCCTGACCAGACGGGTTTGGCAAAATGTCGGTCGCCCAAGTTGCTGGATTGAGCAGGTCGCGCATCGACGGCCCAATGTAGAACCGCGCGCCGCCATTTTCCCTGAACATCTCCTTAGGGAAAGGGTCTGCAAGGTCGAAGCTGGTCGG